ACAAATACGCAACTGCGAGTTATAATATAACCATAATCAAACAAAACAATTTGATTAAATCCGAAGGAAGGAGGAATTACCAGTTGGGTAAGAAAGGTAGGAAGAAAGACTTTTCTACAAAGGAAAAGGAACTACTTGAAATCGAAAACCTTAAATTACAGAAGAGAGAAAAGCAGGCCAGCATAATCTCCACCATAGTAATCATGATTGTGTCAGTGATTACGGCAATTCTGAAATGGTTAGGTTTGATTGATTAAGTAGTTCCCTTAACGGTCGGGAGGCAGCAACACCGCCTCTCAACTGTTAAGTCTATCATAAAGGAGGCTGATTTGGCAATGAAGAAATTAAGACAGTTCCTGCAGTCGGTGTTGTTCATCAACTTTATGGTCGGCATATACGACGGTATGAGAGCGAAGAATTTGGTAGCAATTTTGATAAATGGAGTAGTGGTACTGGCACTGATCGCCGGAGAAAAGGAAGAGAGGTAAACGATATGAAGTGGGACGTAAAACATGATAGAGCAAAGAAGGTATTAAATCATTTCCTGGATAATGCAGGATATTGGACCGAGACAGAGAGCTTGACAGAAGGACTTACCGAGGACGAAATCCAGGAAGTAAGCACAGAGGTAGCGACGATGATTCAGAGCATTACAAAGAGATACAAGCTGGATGTTGTGCTTCCTGCAGAGCCGGTAGTCAAGGAAGAACCGGCGGCCGAAGAGAAGGTTGAGGAGCAGGTGGCCGAGAAACCTACAGAAGAGGTCAAGGAAGAAAAGCCGGTCGAAAAGCCGAAGAGACGTGGCAGAAAGCCGAAGAAAGAGGAGGTTGCGTAGGATGGCATACGAGAGAAAGACAATCGACACCTGGGAGTTGCAGCTGAATTACGGGTACGGCTGGGAGTACACATTGACAGAGTTCACAAGAGAAGAGGCAAGGGCGAGACTGAAAGAGTACAGAGAGAATCAGCCTCAGTACCCAGCAAGACTTGTTAAGAAGAGAGTAAGAAAGGAGGAGGTTGCATGAGTTCAACGGCAAAGCTGACGGCAGAGCAGATTGAGAACCTGGCAAAGGAAATCAGAGAGTTTCTGCTGGAGCATGGGTTATGGCAGGATGTAGACATCTATTTCAACGGAAAGCGGTTCACACAGCATGATCCGGTAACCGGAAAGTATTACTACAACGACAGAGAGCATCTGATCGAGGAAGAGAACCAGGACCCAAGAACGTATTTCGAGTACGTGAATCCGGACCACATTCTCAGCATGAGCTTTGAAGGTCCGGTATGCGAGATGCTGTATTACGGCATCCTTCCTTCGGTGAGAAGAGAATTTGACAAGATATTCGAGAGATACGGCTTGTACTATGAGTTCGGACATCACTGGAATTTCAGCTGCTATTACATCTGAGAAAGGAGAAAGCACAATGAATATTGGCGTGGAAGTATTAAAGGAAAGCGTAATCAGAGTGCAGTCTCAGTTAAACGACTGGATGGATTGCGTGTTTGTTGTAAGCAAAGATGATGAAGAGAAGGCAAGAGAGGTGCTGGAGAAAGCCTGGGACAGTTTTTGGGAAGATGGAGACGGCTGGTGCTATGGCAATTACCTGGAAGATAAGTTGGTAAATGCCGGTATTGCATTCGATGCATACTACGCAGATGCGGAGGAATAAGGACATGGAAGAATACAAGGACATATCGAGAGGCTTGAAAATGCTTCTCGGCAAGGCAGAAGAAATGGGGTGGAACTGGGAAGTCTACATTGAGCCGGACAACAGAAGAACCTATGTTGAAATCAGGCAGTCGTCACCTGCAGGTGAAGATTTCTCCATGACGATTGATTTCGATGAAGAGAACCAGGCAGATAGTTTCAAGGACAGCCTGGAATCCTACTACGAAGATTTCGACATCGACGAGCATATTGAAATGTGGATAGAAGCCAAGAGAAGCGGAACGAGTGGAGTTCCTTCCACAAGGGAGCTTGTAAAGGATGCAGAAGCCATTGACGGTATGATATCGGAACTGTCGCAGGCCTTGCAGAAAGTAAACATCCCGGTACTGGTTGGCAGTTACACGCCGCCGGATGAAAATGGAGAAGGCGAGAAGATCGTCCGTGAGTTCTACGGACAGGGACATATCTTCAAAGATGAAGATGCGTTTTACCATAGACCGGATGATCCGTGCTATATCCCGGAATTATCCGATACGGTGTACACGAGAAACAGCATCCTGCAGGAGTGTAACCAGCAGGACGATTTGGCAGAGGAAGTTTTCGAGGCACTGGACTGGCAGCACGTAAGTAGCTTGCTGGAAGATTGGCAGAGAAATGGGGAGCTGGACACCTGCAAAGAATGCGGGAAGATGTTTAACTGCTACGGAGTAACGAAGTGTCCGTACTGCGGAGCAGATTATGAAGGAGGCGATGAATAATGGGCTACACCTGGTTAGGAATGCGAAAGCTGACCTGGGAAGAAGTTCTGCAGAGACACGAGAAGGGCGAACTGGCCGGATGTTTCAGACTGTACGATGACAACAGCGAGGCCATGATTGACAGAGGCTATGACTTCGCAGGCGACATCCTGGCACACCACAAGAAAGGTGGTGAGTTCGGAGAAGAGATTGACACAGTAGACCTGGAACTGGCAGACGGAAAGAAAATAACAGCGCCGGCGGTCGTGGACGTATCGGCACTCGGATGTATGGACGAGCTGGAATATGAGCTGTGGCACGTGATCGAGGACTACATGGTTCAGTTCGGTATCAGAACGCTGGACGACGAACCGGACTGGGCGACAGTTAAGGCGGTGCAGGAAAGCATTTTAACAGCGTTTACAGACGCAGGCGTGAATTTTAAATTTGGATATGAAGAAAGAGTTGCGCAAGCAATAAAACAAGCGAGAAAGGACGGAGAGAAGGTATGAGAAGTGCAAAAGAAATTACGGAGTCATTGGAAATCGCAAAGGGATTATGCGAAGGAAAAACAAACGAGAGCTGGAATGCTAGAAAAGCCGGCAGAGTTATGGCAGAACTGATTACACATTTCAAGAAAAAAGAGATAGAGGAGCAGTACGACAGGGTTCAGATTATTGCGACGGTTGTTATATCTAAAGAGGACATAGACGACATCATGGTGTCAGCACTGGAAGGTGGAATTACTTACTGGGTTGATAAAGTAGAACCAAGGTGTGGGATAGAGTTTGATTTTGCAAGCGATGTTATCTCAAAAGGCGGTTCAATCCTCATTCACGATAACGAGGAAGATGCGACGTATGAATTGACAAAGGCGAAACTCCTGCAGGGAATTAGAATGTATGCAGAACAGCCTAAGAACAGTGATATTTTCGAGGTGATCGATCATGAATTACATATTGACTGCGGTATGGTAGATGCGGAGGTTGCGGACGCAATCATTCAGTACGCTTTGTTTGGAGAAATAATTTACGGTTAGGAGGCGAGACTATGGCAGCATTAGTGGTATTTGCGTTCTTGGTAATCGTTGGAGTTGGAAACAGAAAGTAGGTGTAAGCGGTGAGCAAAGGAATAGTGACAGACTATCCGGGAATCTGTTTCATCTGCGGCAGACCATCGGAAGCCGAGCATCATTTGGTGTTCGGTACCGCTGGCAGAGAACTGAGCGAAAAGGATGGATTGAAAGTGCCGGTATGCAACGATTGTCACAACATGGGAGACATCCTATGCAGAATACATGGAAATCCGATGGCAGAGAGGATGTCAAAGATAATCGGACAGCTGGCCTGGGAAAAAGAATACGCCTTGCAGAAGGCAGATGAATTTGCAAGGATTATTGATGAAGGCAGGGAGGAAGGCGAAGTAAAACAGATTATCCATAAGGGAGGCAGAGAAACCTTCCGGAAGAGATATGGATGTTCGTATCTGTAGGAAGGAGAAACCAATGGAGTACATGAGAACGCAGGTAAGTATAGAGAAGTTTGTCATTATCACAATTAGAGATGGGAGAAAGAAATATGTTGGCCGGAGGTACAGTTTCAAGATGGACTACGGATACACAGTAAAGATAAACGAGGCAATGATGTTTGACACGGAGAAACTTGCTGAAAGGAAGATGGAGGAACTGAGAATCAAAGGACAGATAGGGAAAGTAGTTAAGAGCTATGAATCGAAAGAAATTTTTTGATAGGAGGCGACGGATGATATACACAGTATTTCCAAAGGAAGAAGGAGAAATGCCACAGGATTTTCCGACATACTCGGATGCACAAGAGCATGGAGATGAAGAATTTGGCAGAGGCAACTATACGATTGAATCAACCACAGGAGAGTGCGTATAGGCGAAAGGAGTAATTATGACATTCAGAGAAAATGCGGCGGTATTGGAAACATACCTGCATAATATCCGGAACATCGAAGAGGTGCCACCTGGTCCTATGGAACTGGAAGCACTGGATGCGGCAATAGAGGTTATGAAAGCTGCAGTCGAGAATGTAGAGTACGGAGCATTTGCCTGGGACAAGCAGAGAGGTATGTTTGTTCAGATAGGCAGGCCAGTACCAGTAAAGCAGTTGTGTTTGAAACGATACCAGGAGAAAGTAAGAAACGGAGAGATACCGAGCTGGATCGATCCGGAGAAGTTCAAGATTTTGGAGAGAACGGTCGTAGAGATTGCAAGCGACTGGAAGGAGGCAAGGGATGAATAAAACGGTAAATTTATTTGTATTAGCTGGATGCTGGGAATGCCCGGACGATATTGGAGTAACTGTGGTTGCGATTTCCAGTGACGAGAAACAGCTGATTGATAGACTGGATCAGATAGCAGACACCCAGGCAAAGGAGTATGTGAGCATTGAAGGTAGCATTCTGATGGAAGAGCATACAGACACTAGGTACGAAATCAGCGGAGGTATCAGCGGCAACGCAAGGTTCTACATCACGGAAGAGCCTGCAGTAATCAACGAGGCACTTATGGGCGAGATCAGCAGAGCAATGAGTGAAAGCGACAGAACTGAGGATGTAAAGAATTATCTGCAAGGACTGTATGAAAGCGAAAACCTGGACGAAGAAAAGTACGAGGAACTGGTAGACAGCGAAGAGTTCCTGCAGAAGGCAGTCGAATTATTCGATAAGATGGAGGATTGCAACACGCCGTTCAATACAACGATGGAGTTGGCGGTAGGCGAAGCAAGGAAGGAGATGGCAATATGAAGAATACATTAGGAGACTTGAATAACCACCTGTTCGCTCAGCTGGAAAAGCTGGGAGACGATGATCTGACAGGAGAAGAGCTGGAAAGCGAGTTGAAGAGAACTGATGCTATATGCGACATTAGCGAGCAGATCATCAAAAACGGAGAACTGCAGTACAAGGCAATGAAGCACATGGACGAGTACGGGTACGAAAGGCAGAAGGCGGTTCCGGAAATGCTCGAAGTTCATGCGGGGGGGGCGAACCATAAATGAGAGGCTGGCCCGAAGAAGTGATTGCCTGGCTGCGTGAGAATGTTCCAGGCAGAACCACGAAACAGGTTACAGAGCTGATAAATCAACAGGGGTTCGATAAGAAGTACGGAATGGTATTTTCCGATGCGGCGATAAAGGGTGCGAAGAACCGGTATGGCATAAAGAGCGGCACTACCGGCGGGGTTCCAAAAGGGTACTCACTAAAATATCCGAAGGGAATGGAAAGTTACATTCGGAGCATTGCGGTAGGGAGAAAGACAAAAGAAATTGCAGAACTGGTGTCAGTGCATTTCGGAATAGAGTTCAGTGAGAAACAGTGCAGGGCATACAAGAAGAACCACGACATTATCAGCGGTGTTGACTGCCGGTTTGAAAAAGGACACGTTCCGGCAAATAAAGGAAAGCCAATGAGCCAGGAACAATATGAGAAGTGCAGGGCAACGATGTTTAAGAAAGGTCATGTCCCGGCAAACCACATGGAAGTAGGAGAGTACACACATACGACAGACGGCTATCTTATCCGAAATGTTAAAGAAATCGGTCAACAATGGGAGCGGTTCGAGTTTGTCCACAGGGCAGTATGGGAAGAACACAACGGACCGGTTCCCGAAGGTAAGATGGTATCATTCCTGGACGGAAATAAGGACAACTGCAACATAGAGAACCTGGTGCTGATAGACAATGAAGAAAACCTGGAAATGAACAGAAGTCAGTTAAGGTTTACTGATCCGGAAAGAACAAAGACCGGTACGTTGGTAGCGAAGGCAAGAGTAACAGTCAGACAGAAGAAAAGGAGAAAATAGATGGAGATTAAAGCGGCGAATGCAGAGGAGACGATCCGCTGCATCCTGGGCGAAGAGAAAATGACCCAGCAGGATTTAGCGGACAGAATGGGGATTACGAGACAGAACATCAGCCAGTCTCTCAACCGAAACGCTAAGAGTATGAGATACGATAGTTTCTCAAAGATGGTAGCAGCTCTCGGTTACGAGATTGTTGTAAAAAAACTTTGACAAAATACGCAAATTAGAAGTAAACCTATTGACAAATACGCAGTTGCGAAGTATAATATATACATAATCAAACAATACTTAAAGCGATGGAGGTAGTCGGTATGAAGGTTTTTAGAATGGTAGATGTTGAGAAGATAGAAAAGATGCTTGCGGATGGAAAGACAGTGGTTGTAGAGTGGCACACGCCTTACGAAGCAGGCAACAAGGTAGAGACAGTTAAGTATGTAAGATGGGATGGCTTGGTATTTACAACTGGTGACTGCGTTTACACAGGGATAGACAAACTGATCGACATTAGAGAGGCGGCATAGAAATTTTTTTACCTAAATAACTCGCAAATGAGTGTTTCACATGAAACACAGTTCGCAAATTTGAAAGGAGCGTATTTGTATGAAGGAAGTATTGAAGAAGTTAAGAGCTTTAGAGGCTGAAATGGAAGAAGCCGAGAACCAGTCAGAGTATTGGATGGAAGAAGAACACTTGGATATGGAAAAGTCAGACAACTACGAGGCTGAGGCAGACAGATTGTACCAGGAAGTGTATAAGATGCACAACCAGGTGGCAGATTTCATCGTAAACCTCACTTCCGGTCAGATTGACAAAGTGACGGCAATGTTGATGATGCGTCAGAGAAGATCAGACGTAGAGAGAATTTTAGGAGCAGCATAGGAGGTGAGCAGGTGTACGACTACGACGGCAATATGGGTTATTTTCAGAGACAGCTGGAAAAAGCCGGGATCAGCCAGGAAGAGGTTGATATGAATAACTACGCAGGGCTGACAGCAAGAGAGCTGCAGAGCATTGTTGACGGTGCGATTAAGACAAAGCAGATTAGAGAATCAAAGAAGGAGGCGTAAGGCTATGGCATTATTAGAGGTTAAGACAGAATGGGCAGTGTATAAGGATTGCTTCCTGCAGGTAGCAAGATACCAGGCAGATAACAGCAGGGCAATCGAGATTTGGAACAACGAGGACGGACCTATTGCAAGAATCACGGTATGCATCGCAGGAAGCGGACTTGCAGAGGACGAGACAGTGATCGACACGAATAATTGCCCTTGGGCAATGGAGTTTATCGAGCAACACGGTTTCGGGCAGGCTACCGGCAGAATGGTAAGAAGCGGTTACTGCACATATCCGGTAGTAAAGCTGGACATTGAGAAAATCGGTGAGTATTTGGAGGTGGCGTAATGGAAAGAGTGTATTTCAGCATCAATGAGGCCGGAGCAAAGACGGCAAACGATATGATGTCATTCAGCGAGTATAAGACCGGGAGCAAGACTGCTGGTTACAAGGCACAGGTCGATAAGGCATACGAGCTGGCAGAGAAGGTAATCGAGGCAAGACCAACCGAAGAGGAAAGAGTGTCGAAGCTCTGCGAGAGATATTCGAGACGACTGGCTCAGAACATCAACAAGGATATTCAGATCGGCATGATGTGTCCGTCGGTAATGATTTCCGGAGCAGGAAACTTCCCAGTCAAAAAGAAGGAAAAGCAGGTAGCGGCATGGGATAAGAACCATGAGGACTATAAAGAGGT